TATCAAGCGAGAGATGCGCGTTTCATTCCACTACGAGAATGAAGATGATGTATTGAAAGACCTCGTTACTATTTTGGCTTCTGCTCGTATGGCAGGGGTGAAGGTAGCTACACCGCATAAGTTTGGTTTTGTTACCGGAACATTTGACGCAGTTAAAGCAGCAATTGAAGAAGTGATAGGATAAAATTAACGCGGGGGTAAAACCCCGCTTCACCTTTAAAATTTAAGAAAATGAAAAATATTATAGGATTAATATTAATTATGTTGGTTGCCTCCGCAGCCACGGCACAAGACAGAACAGTGAGCCGAACGCTTGCTACTGAACAAACCTTGTACGACTACACAGGCCAAGCGGCTGACACCGTAGGGCTAAGTACAACGGATACGCTGTACTTTGATATGGTGGTAAATAAGAACCGCCCCGTATTATACAACATCCAAATTGACCTCGAAGACGCCGAGACGCTGACAGGCAATTATGATGTGAAGTTCTACGGGAAGGTCTTTAGTACAGATTCATATACGGAAATAGATGTAAGTAATACAGCCCTATCGGGAGATGTCAATCTAACATTCAACAGTGATTTATCAGCTTTAATTGACACCACCGCCACGACAGCAGCCCCATTTTACAGATACTTTAGAATCATGGTTGATGGGGCGGGCATCACGGCAGGTCAAGCAAAAGTGAATTACGTATATTGGAAATTTTACGAGCGATGAAAAAAGTTGAAGTTAATTTGAAATCCGGTAAGACGGTGAATGTTTATCCTGCTGAGGTCAAAATGTTAGAACGTGAAGGACTAACGAAACCGGATGCCAAGCAGAGAAAGCAGACGCCGAAAACCAAAGAGGACAAAACACTTAAAAATACGAAGTAATGGAGATAAGGATAAAGGCAGACCTGACAAGCGAGCCGGTAAGCATAGATGAAGTTAAGCAGTTCATAAAGTTTACATATGATACGGTCACAGATGAAGTTGATTTGTTAGAGCAGTTGATTAAGGCCGTTCGTACGTATCTGGAGCGTGAATCGGGTCTGTCTTTTTCCAAAAAAACTTTTGAAATCTATTTTGACGGTGATGAAGATTTCACCCTGCCTGTTTATCCTGTTATTTCAGTCAGCAGCGTTCAGAAGATTGCCAGGAATGGCGACACTGAGACGGCTATATATGAGACAGCAGGAAATTACGAAAAGCGGATTTTCACGGAAATATCAGAAACATCACAACTTAAAGTAACCTGCACGGCGGGATATGGAGAGAGTGAAACAGAGACATTGCCGGAAGATTTGAAACAGGCTATTTTGAAACAGGTTGCTAAGTGGTACTATTATCGCGATGACTTCGCAGAAGGCAATTATCTGCCAGAGGTGAAGAACATCATAAACGTTCACAAACGTGATTTGATATGATAGGTAAGTTAGACAAAAGGATAACCGTATATGACTACTCGACAGCACGAACTGCCACGGGCGGGATTAAGACCGATGCCAAAACTGAACTCTTTACTGATTGGTGCAGGTTGCAACCCATGTCAGGCAGCAAGCGAATAGAGCGTGCGCAATTTGGTTATGACAATCCTTTTGAGGTTACTTTGGTCAACAGACCGGAAACTATAACAACTCAGATGACAGCCGAAATTGACGGTGTCACCTATCAGATTGAATACGTTTTTGTAACCGAAGATAAAAAGTGGATAAGAATGGAGGTGCGGAAATGAAATTAGATGACAAGCAGTTCAGGGCGGATGTGAAGCAATTTACACGCAAGCATAATAAATTAACTGAATATGCTTTAACAACTGCCACTTTCAGAATGCACAAATACGCCATGCACAAAGCACCTGTTCAGGATGGAAATCTAAGGCAACAAATTACAGTCAAAGTAGATACAAAGGGCGTAATGCAAGGGGAGGTTATAAGTAACGCAAATTATAGCCAAGCCGTTGAGGAAGGAACAAAGCCGCATATCATTAGGGCGCGAAATAAAAAAGTCTTGGCAGGTGCTAAAAGACGCGCTCCGGGAGGATGGAATAACTTTTCAAGGGATTGGGCTATTTATGGTAAAAAGGTAAAGCACCCCGGCACACGTGGACAACCATTTATGCAACCTGCTTTTAATGTTGGTAAAAAAGATTTAATAGAGCGATTGGAAAAAATATACAGATAATGGATTACAGGGTAGCAGTTTTCTCAGACATATTTTCACTTTTGAACGGCAATATCACAGCCGGGGGTAATCCTGTGTATGTTGGTACGAAAATACCCGACACAGAGGACACCTTTATCAGATATTACGTTCAATCGGATGAAGATATAGGAACGAGAGACGCGGCTGTAAGAGAGTTATCTATACTATTTGATTGTGTAACGCGGCAACCTATGAGTATGGGCGATGACAGCCTAACAGATGAGATGGTTGCTCAGATACAAGAACTTTTGCTCGATGAATCAAACTACACATTAACGGACGGGTGGAAAATGGCAATTGCTTCAAATCAAGGTACGGATTCAGATTCGGGAGAGTTTGAAGGGTACTATATGAACATTAGAACATTCAATTTGAAATTAATTATACAAAAATATCGAACATGAAGAAATTAATATTTCTATCGGTTGTTTTGATTTTAGCGATTTTAGCTATTTCAGCTACAACGGTTATGAACGCGCGATTAGTAAGCGGCCTTTCAGTTGATGAGAGGTTAACAACTGCCTCTATTAATCAAGTCGTTCAGCATAACCAGTTGAATGAGGTTGTTAATTTCAGAGCAACAACAGACAGCGCAACAACAGACGTTGATAACGTCTATGGGGCCACGCTAACCGGGACAGGCACTTTGGACTTAACCGACCTAACAAACAGTTTAGGGGATGTCTTAGACTTGACCGGAGAGCGAATAATGGCTATCAAGTTAAAGAATAGCAGTACAACGGGTTCGGACGCGATTAACATAACACAAGGTGCGTTAAATCCATACCCTTTGATGGGAACAACGTATAGTTTTGACTTAAAACCGAGACAATCAATTTTATTCAAGGCTGACACATTACTAAGTGATGTATCTACTTCGGCTTTAGGCATTGACTATACATGTAATGGAGACACTTTAGGAATTTTATTAATATCAGCAAATCTATATTAAAATGGCAGAAAGAGGAGACAAAATAGCGGTTAAAATAGGTGATTCAGGTTCAGAGGTTATCCTTGTTGGAATCAGAAACACAAGCAAATCGCTAACGATGGACGAGGAGGAATCTACAACACGTGATACTTCCGGTAACGCAAAAACATTCGTGCCTATTCGGTACGATGAAACTATCAGCGTTGACGGATTGAGAGACACCACGGCATCAAGCCGGGAACTTGTAGAAGATATGGTGGCGAAGTTGAAAGCCGGAACAATAGCGAGTATTGTTTACGGTGGCACAGAAACCGGAGATACCATTTACACAGGGGAGGGGTTTTTCACTTCATTGGAGGAAACAAATCCATACGACGCTTTACAGGAATGGAGCGGTGAGTTGAGAATAACTGGTGAAATGACAAAGTCAACAGTTGCATAATGATAACATTAAAAATCAAACGTAAGGGGGTGAGGGGGGTTCTTCACCCCTTTTTTGCGAGAAAAGTAGGGTTAACCTTCGAGCATTGGGCTTGGTTTTTTGCTTGGGATTTTCATGATGTTGAACCGTATGAATACGAAAAGTTGGATTATAACACTAAGCTAATCACTATTGTATACGGTGCTGCAAAATGGTGGTGCATGAAAAACCGCAAGAAGGCTAATTTTAGTTATGATGACATCGAGCGTTCATTAATGGCCGCAACGATGGAAAAAAACAGGCAGATAGGCGAAGCTATGGCAAATGCCTCATTTCCGAAGTGGTTGGAGAGTGAGGAAAATGGAGAGCCTGTAAAAAAAAAGTAACAAAGAAGCACCTGTATGATATAGCCATTGTTGAGCTGGGTTTGACATACGATGAGTTCATGAATATCACACCGGAGGAACTATTAAGACTTCAGGCGGTGGACAACAGGAAGCGAGAGAGAATGTGGGAGCAGACAAGGGTAATAGCGTCTGCCTTATATGATGTGAACACGAAACGAAAAGTTAAACCAACTGACATTATAAGACTATCAATTGATGAAGTTAAATATTCGGTTGAGATTTCAGATGAGGAGATTGAAAAAACATTAACAGCTTGGGGCTTAAAAAAGAATTGACATGAAAGTAATCGGAAAAATAAAGGCGTTATTAGGGCTGGACAAAAAGGGGTTTGATAAAGGGTTAGACAAAGCAAGTAAAAAAACCAGTAAGTTAAGCGCAACATTTAAGCGGTTAGGTGGCGTAATTGCCGGAGCGTTTGCCGTTAGTAAGATAACCGGGATGATTAAGCAAACGATTAATCTTTCCGATGAGCTGGGTAAATTGTCAAAGCAAACGGGTATATCGACAGAAAACCTGCAAAAGTATCAATACGCTGGTGAAAGGGCTGGTATTTCCACAGCCAAAACATCCCAATCTTTACAGGTATTTCAAAAACGATTAGGTGAATTGCAAACAGGTTCGGGCAGCCTTTATTCTCAGCTTAACAAAATGGATTCGGCTTTCGTTAAGCAATTACAATCGACATCCAACATTGATGAGGCGTTTGCCCTTTACGCTGATAAAATCAAGAACGCTAAAAACGAAACCGAACAAGCTACATTGGCACAAGCAGCATTCAGCCGTTCCGGGTTGGATATGACAAGACTTTTAAGAGAAGGTTCAGCAGGACTACAACAATATGGTGACGCGTTAGAGCGTTCCGGTGGGATTCTTTCAAAAGACCTTATAGACGCAGCCGAAGCCTATAAAGACCAACAATTAGATATGAATATGGCCTTTAGGGGAATGAAAGGGTTGCTGCTAACTGCTATTATGCCTGCCTTATCAAACCTTACTCAAAGTCTGACAAAGGTTGCCTCATGGATTAATGATAACAGGGCTGCCTTATCAAAGTGGCTAACGATAATCGGCAAAACAGTAGGAGTATTTGCAGCAGCCAAAGCCGCTATCTGGACATATCAAAAAGCTGCATTAGCTGCGAGCCTTGCAACCAAAGGATTAAAAACAGGATTCAAGGGATTGAATCGTGCAATGAAGGCCAATATTTTTATAGCTGTTGCAAGTGCTGTCGCTGGCTTGGTGTTTTGGTTTATCGAGACGTATAAGGAAAGCGCAAAATTCAGGGCACAGATAAAATACGTTGCTCAGTCAATCGCAGCTTCTATGAATAAAGCTTTCATACAAATCAAGATGCAAGCGGAAATGCTGTGGTTAGACATCAAATCATCTTTCAAGGGTATCGCAACATTAGGGAAAGCGGCATGGGAAGCTATTAAGGCAGGGTTTAAAGGGAAAAATCCTGTTGATGTGTTTAATGCCGAGTTAAAGAAAGGGGCTGACAACACAAAGCAGCAAGCGGCGGACATCAGGAAAAAATATGAGGCGGAATTTGCAAAGATTGAAAGTCCTAATTATCAGGAAATCCTAAATAAAGAGCTTGCCGCTCAAAAGGGTAAAGAAGCAGGTCAAGCAGCGGCGAAAGGCATACAACAAGCACTTTCCGAAGGGGCTATTCCTGCACTGCAGGGAAAAGGAGCAGACCAAATTAGCACAGGCGGTGGCCCTGAAGCCATAAAATCTGGATTTGATTTTGCCGATACAGGTCTGATAGATGAGATGAACAACAAAATGTTCATGCTACAACAGAGATATAGGGCTTTCGGAAATGAAGTAAATATAGTTGGTGAAAAACAACGACTTTTAAAAGAAACAATTAACGGCCTGTTAACTCAGGGTTTTGATGTGATGAACCCAAAGGTTCAGGGATTGATAGAGCAGTTGAGACTTTTAAAAGAGGAAGAAGAAAAAGTTGCTAAAGCGACAAACTCGATTGGTCAGGAAATGAAGCAAAGCGCGGAGCAAATGGGGGCATCATTCGCAACGGCTTTAGCAAATGGTAAGGCATCAACAAAAGAGTTAGTTAAACAAGCCAAAAGCACGGCAATAGCGCAATTAATCAAATGGATAATGACATCTGTACCATTTCCTGCTAACATAGCGGTAGCATCCGGAGCAGGTTTAACCGTTGGAAAGCTATTCAATGCGGTAGGAATGAAAGAGGGCGGCGTTGTTCCTCCGGGGTATCCTAACGATACTTATCCTGCTATGTTGTCGAGCGGTGAAACCGTTACCCCACCTAAAAAGTTACCACAAGGCAGAGGTATGGGGGGGGAATTAGTTGCGAGGGTATCAGGCCGGGACTTGGAATTTGTGCTAAAACAGCACGGAAAAAACATTAACAGGGTAACGTAAAAAATCGTAAATTAGCATTATGAGCTATGGAAACAAATATCTAATTGAAATACCATCAAAGAAGGGCAATAAATATGACTTGTATTTGAAACAGCGTGGATATTCCGGGGAGGTTAATACGATACCCGGCACAGCGTCACCGTGTGTTATTTCAGACCCAAACGAGAATGAAAGCAAGTTACGACCAGTCAGAGGTACTGAGATGAAAATCGGGGCTATCATAGACACACAAGCATCTTACGACTTTAAAGGTGATTTCTTTGATATTTCAGATAGGGAATGGCAGGCTGAATTACTTCAAAAAACGGGAGTAACGAGGAATAAGGGAACGATAAGCATTGACACGTTAGCCGTTAGTAACACATCTACCCCGGCAACTGGAACAATAGAAGTCACCAATCCTGGAAGTATGAGTTTTGAGCCTTATTGTGACTTTTCCTTTAATATCATAGATTTTCAAGACACTCAAATGCGCTTTTATGCTGCTCCGATTAGTGAGGGTTTAAATTCACCTGACAGGATTCTATTAGGTGGTGTTTCTATCTTCGCCACCGATGATATGAATGATGTTATTTTAAGAATAACCGAAATCCCAGGATTTACAAATCCGACAGAGGGCGTAATCCGATACACAGAAACAGACTATGTACCTGAAATCAATAGCAGCTGGGGCATCTTTATTTATTATGAGAATAAATTTTTTACTATTTCAAATGGGTTTTTTTCCGGTTCAACAGAACAAGGAATTTTAAACGTCTATTGGCGGACACTTACAGAAGCGGGAAATGTTAACACAGTTACATTAGCCAGTCATGCGTTTGTGGATTCTGAGACAGTTGAACAAGTTGCATCCGATTTGGCATCTAAAATAGACGGTTCGGTCGTGGAGAATGTATATTTTCCTGACAGTGATGAGACAACAGACGTAACATTAGGGGCGACAGTTAGCGGGGCGGTGGTTACTATCTCGCTTGAACAGATAGGTAGTTTGGGAAATGAGATTAC